AGACGCTAAAGTACCCGTAGAAGAAATGATGGATTTTGACGGAAATTTAGACGTTCCTAGCTTTATTGACGAGTGGGACAGCTTATTACCGGATACCCTTGAAGCAAAAGAACTTTATACAAAAGCATTGTTACCGCTTAACAAATTTGTTAACAGGAAAAAAACTGAGTTTGGTTTGAGCGGAGAATTAGATGCGGACGGTAACCCAATGGGCGCTATCGAAGGGGCCACTTTGGGGACACGAGAACTAACTGATATGCGGTCGCTTGCTTTAAACCTTGCTAGAGAATTACGTGCGGCCGGCAATAATAATGGCGCAAGAATGGCAGATGATTTTGGTGAAAGTCTTCTTGACACTTTAGACAACATGCAAGGTTTAACAAAGTCTGGAAATTTGATTGATACAGACTCTGCTTACAACATAGCCCGCGCTTTTTCTAGGTCTTTAAACGATGTGTTTACTCGTGCGTTTGGTGGCGAAGCTTTAGCTAAAGCTAAAAAAGGTGGACAACGTATAGCTCCAGAATTGTTGGCTCAAAGATTATTTCAAGGCGGTGCGGACCCAACTTATTTACGTGTAGCCGAAATTGCAGAAATAGGGAGTTTTGCTGTCGCATCCGGTTTAGAGGGCGCGGAAGATGCTGTAACAACACTTAAAGGTGTTACCTTATCCTTATTACGTAATGCCCGAGCAGAAAGTTTTGACCCTGAGACGGGCGCTATTAGTCCAACTGCTTTAAAGAACTGGATGTCCAAAAATGCAACGGTTTTAAAACGATTTGAAGGGTTAGAAGCCGATTTAAATAATGCTTTGAAGGCCGACTCAATGTTATCTGAAGCCTATATTGCAAATAAAGCAGAGGATGCCGGATTAAAAGGACAGGTTACCTTTGCTAATTTGTTGAGTGGTAATAGAGCAGGGGGTACAGAAAGTCCTACCACGGCGGTAGCCTTAGCTTTATCCCCGGCTCAAAAAACACCTATTAAACAACTTAACAATTTATTAGACGTTGCACAGTCTCCGGAAGATGAAGCACTAAGAGGTGAAGCTCTTACGGGATTAAAATCTTCTATTTTAGAATGGGCTTTTACAAAAGGTGGCGGAACAAGTCGTACCTTTAAACCAAGTGTCTTGTATAAAACCTTGTTTGAAGAAATGCCTAAGTCTCAAGGCCGTGTTTCATTGTCCGATTGGATGGTAGAAAACAAAGTTATTGGCAAGGAGGAGCTAGGCAATTTAAAAAAGTATGTTGGAGAAATGTTACGGTATGAAGCCGCTCAAGCCGATGGAACGCTAGACGAATTAGTGGAGAAAGCGGGACCTATTTTAGACATGTACTTAGCCATTACGGGTTCTGTTATAGGTACCACTGCGCAACGAGCTTTAGGAATGGAAGGCGGTCCGGGTTCGTTAATCGCGGCAGGTGCCGGTGCTAAAGCAATGCGTAAAGTGTTTGAGGACATGCCCGAAAGTGCTAAGATTGATGTAATGACTGAAGTTATGCAAAACCCTAAGTTGTTAGCTAACTTGATGCGCGTTCCTAAAACAGACACCGAGAAAGGTCGTATAGCGCGGTCAATCGGAGAGATATTTACAGAAATGGGTATGAAACCTTTGATGAGGTCAATACCTTTAACGGCCAGTGATAATGAGATTGTAGTTGAAGAACAAGCTGAACCCGTTGCACCACCGGTTGCTCCAGTACAAAAACGTCCACCGCCACCACCCGCACAAGAAGTTACCCAACTTCAAGGGCCGATGCCACCTCCCACCCCGGCATCGGCTCCTGTTGCACCGACCACGGCCCCGTCTTCGGGGCCTGTGGACCGGTCACGATTTGCCGCAATGTTTCCTAATGACATAGCGTCCGGCTTGATTAATCAGGGTATTGGAAGTATTCCCGCATAAAGGAACATTGATATGGCAGACCTTACTAAAGATCAGACAAGAAAGATGATTAAGGAGTTGAAAAATGCATCTCGACTCCACGCTAATCAGGCAAAAACGTTAGAAAAGACGTTGAAGAAAATTAAGAAAGCCAGTGCTTAGTGTTCTCACCTAGTACTTGTCCGGCTAAATCTATCTTGCCGCGTAAAGCGGCGAGTATCTTTTCATCAATAGTCCCGGGACATACCAAATCTATATAGGTAACGGCCTTCTTCTGCCCTATTCGGTGCGCACGGTCCTCGGACTGTAGTCTAATCTCTAAATCATAACTGTTACTAAAGTACACAACGGTGTTCGCGGCGGTCAGTGTTATGCCGTACCCGCCCGTTTTAGGCTGTCCGATAAAGAACCGAAGCTCCGAGTCAGGTTTCTGAAACTCTTCTACAATATTTTGACGCTCATCTTGCTCTGTAGCCCCATAATAGGTAGCCACTGAATTAGGCCCAAAACGCTCGCCTAACGCCTTTGCGATTTGGTTGATGTCATGGGTGTATGAAGCCCAGATAATCGCCTTACCCTGCAACTCGTCGGTTATTTCAAGTAGTTCATCCAAGCGTCTGCTTGGCAGTAGTTCTATCTCACCATCATCCGGTTGTAAGAACCCACAACAGATTTGTTGTAAGCGCATAATCTGTGTCAGGACACTAGCCGTTGTAGCCAACTCTCCGCTCTCAAGCTTGGCTAACGCTAACTTTTGCATCTGGTTGTACACTCTGACCTGTTCGGGCGTCAGTGGAACATCCCGGCGAATGTATAACTTCTCCGGTAAGTCTAAGCAATCTACCTTTAGTACTCGGTTGCTAAACTTGTCTAGGTTGATGTTGAGCTCATCTAACCGTCTATACCCTGTAATCTCTTGGAAACTACGTTGGCCCATGACCCGGCGCTGTACAATGGAGTATCTGCTTTGGAAGGCATAATAACTATTGAAGCCTAACGCTTTGGGCGTTAAGAATAGGCACTGGCTATAAAGGTCCATAGGTGATTTGGTAATGGGACTACCCGTTAGAATGCGTCTGTACTTGCTGATTTTGTTCATTGAAATAATGTTCTTGGTCCGCGCCGCTTTACGGTTTTTTATCGTCGTAGACTCGTCAACAATAACTAAATTGTCCGGGTTACGAGTAAGAAACTCATATGCTATCATGGCCGCCCGGGGCGTAGAGAACGCCTCTGTATTCATCACAAATACCTTTAGACTTTTATCCGTGCTGTTTGTAAACTCATTAAGTTCCGCTTGATACTTCTTAGAGGTACTGGGGGTCCACCTTAATACAGTGAGGTCTATCCGATCCGGGACATGCGTGGGTATCTCACCCCGAATCCAGTTGTCATACACTCCTTTAGGGGCTACAACCAAACAAGCGTTTATCTTCTGGTCCTCATACAACATGGACATTGTGTCCAAAGCTACCTTTGTTTTTCCCGTCCCCATTTCCATTAACAACGCGTAAAAAGGCTTGTCCCAAGAGTCGGAAAGAGCTTCATTTTGATGGGCGAAAGGTTTGGTTTTGAACTTGAAATTATTTATTTTCAGCATTTAGTTAAATTCCTCTTGACAGAAAACGAGTATAAGATAATATATGGCTTTGTCAAGACCCAACCGGTGTCTTTAATAACGAAAAGGAGAACGCGATGAGCGATGTGTTACAAATGATGGAGGAAGATTTTGAAACGAATCTTGCAACATCTGTAGAGAAACTTGATCAGGAGGGCCTTAATTCTGTGGCCGGTCTGGCTCGAGCAATCCGTGCGAAGGAGGGTACTATCTCGCATCTTGAAGAAGAACTCAAGGCGCATAAGAAAGAACTTTTGAAATTCACGGATGAAGACATGCCTTCTATGCTTGCAGAGATAGGCATTTCCAAATTTTCACTAGACGACGGTTCCGAAGTCATAGTGAAGTCAACTTACGGGGCATCAATATTAGTCGCCAATCGTCCACAAGCCTTTGAATGGCTACGTGAGCAAGGTTACGACGACATCATCAAGAACACCGTTGCATGTCAGTTTGGTCGTGGTGAAGACGATAAGGCGAGTGCCTTCGCATCTTTTGCAGAGAAGGAAGGCTTTTACGCCGAGCAGAAGACTGAAGTGCATCCGCAAACCTTGCGAGCGTTTGTTAAAGAGCGCGTTGAAGCGGGGGAAGAATTCCCAATGGAATTATTTGGGGCATATGTTGGGCAAAGAGCTACTATTAAAAAGGGTAAAATCTAATGACAGATTCAAAAGCAGTAACAGAAGCTAAAAAGAAAGAACTATCTCTGGACGTAACTTCATTGTTTGAAGATGACGCCGGGATAGGTATGGACAACATGGGTCAAGAGGACTTAGCACTACCGTTCCTCAAAGTGTTATCAGGTAATGATCCGGTCTTGGACGACATGGACAATGCACGTAAGGGTGACATATTGAACACCGTTACGAACGCGTTGTACAAAGGCGCCGAAGGTATCAAGGTTATTCCTTGTGCGTACCAACGTCGTTTCATTCAGTGGTCACCTCGTGGTGAAGGAAGCTCGGCACCTATTGCAATCTACGAGCCTTCGCAAGAGCGCCCTAAGACAGAGCGTTCAACTGAAGATAACAAAGAATATGTTATCGGTGGCACTGGAGATTATATCGAAGAGACGCATCAGCACTTTGTTGTTGTGTTAAATGATGACGGATCTGCCGAGACTGCGTTGATCGCGATGAAATCAACTCAGCTTAAAAAGTCACGTAAGTGGAATTCAATGATGCAGTCAGTACAGATGCAAGGGAAGAATGGTCCCTTTACTCCACCACGTTTTAGTCACATCTATCTTTTGAAAACATTGAAGGAAGAGAACAGTAAAGGTAGTTGGCACGGTTGGGAAATGAGCCGTGTTAGCCCCGTATCTGAGAAGGGTACTTACATCCGTTGTAAAGAATTCGCTGAAAGCATCACCGCCGGTGATGTAGTCGTCAAGCATGGCGAAGACACTGCGAACACCGGAGATCGGTCAGCATTCTAGACCGTTTGTAAGTTGAGGGGCGGCAGAGGTCGCCCTTTTTTACCAGTTTAAGATATGAAGGCATAATATGATTGTTATTGAAAAATTTATGACCATCTTCGATGGACTGCAAGAAGCCTATGGTACCTTCAAGATAGAAAATACCGGAGCAAACGGTAAGACCAAGGGTAAAGCAAGATTAGTACGCGAACCACGGACCATGCTCTTGTGGGAGAACCATTTAAAGGGCAGAAACGGGATTGGAATTATCCCTATTAACGAAGACAACAACTCTAAATGGGGTTGTATCGATGTCGACCAATATCCACTAGACCACAAACTTCTAGTAGAAAAAATCAGAAAGCTAGAGTTACCTCTAGTTGTGTGCCGATCTAAGTCAGGCGGGGCGCATTGTTTTCTATTCACCACCGATTGGGTAGAAGCTAAAGACATGCAGAAGGCTTTACAGTGCATGAGCGCCGCACTAGGTTACGGCGAGAGTGAAATATTTCCTAAACAAATCAAGCTACACCTCGACCGGGGTGATGTTGGTAACTTTTTAAACCTACCTTACTTTAATGCCGAAGAGGGCTTACGGTATGCCATTAAAGATGACGGCACGTCCGGAACTATTGAGGAGTTCTTTGAGTTACATGAGAAGTACGCGCAGACCTTAGAGCAAGTCAAAGCATTACAAGTCATGGCTGAAAAGGGTAAGACATCGCTCATGGCTGACGGCCCGCCGTGCTTGCAGATACTGTGTGGCAATAAGATATCCGAAGGCGGTCGCAACAACGGGCTGTTCAACATTGGTGTCTACCTGCGTAAGGCGTACCCAGACTCTTGGGAGCTAGAGGTCTTGAACTACAACATGCAATACCTTGTACCACCCCTACCGCTTAACGAGGTCAATCTGGTTGCCAAGCAGTTGCACCGGAAGGAGTATGCTTACAAGTGTAATGATGCACCGATCAATTCGTACTGTAACAAAGAGCTCTGCCGAACCCGAAAGTTTGGTGTGGGCGCGGCGATACAGGGTGCATCAATTGCTAACCTACGGAAGTATGACTCTACACCCCCGGTGTGGTTTATGGATGTTAACGGTGAGCCGTTGGAGCTCGACACGGAAGGTCTGATGAGTCAGCCTGTATTTCAGAAGGCTTGCATGGAACAGCTAAACTTTATGCCACGGTCTGTCCAGAAGCAAACATGGGAAAGTCGTATCAGTACGTTGCTCACGGACATGAAAGACAATGAGTCCGCCATCATTGAGGTTGCAGTAGACGCTAGTACAGCAGGACAGTTCTATGATTACCTAGAAGAGTTCTGCCGGTTCCTACAGCAAGCGCAGGATAAGGAGGAGATATTGTTACGCCGCCCGTGGACAGATGAGGAGACTAACCTTACTTACTTCAGGTTACGTGATTTTGAGAGTTATCTTACTAAGAACAAATGGTTTGCTTACAAGAGCCATAAGATCGCTCAACGCTTGCGTGACATAAATGGTGAAAGCATCGTGTTAAAGATTAAAGGAAGGGCCGTTCGAGTATGGTCCGTTCCGGCGTTTGCTTCAGCCGACATCGATATTACTACACCTAACTTTGGCGCACAGAACGAGGTTCCGTTTTAATGAAAGGTTTTCCAGAAAGAAATGCAGAGATATACAGATTGCGTGTTCAAGAGAAGATGACATTGGCCGCGATAGGATTAAAATACGGTTTGACGCGTGAGCGCATTCGGCAGATTGTCAAAAAGATTAAAGACAGTGTTTAGAATATTCGGGCCTCCCGGGACGGGTAAGACCACCACGTTGTTGAACATGGTAGACAAAGCGTTGGAGTCGGGTATACAGCCCATGGATATTGCATTCCTAGCGTTTACGAAAAAGGCCGCAACCGAAGCCAAGGAACGTGCCGCCGAACGGTTTAACCTTGACCCTAAGCATGATCTGTGCAATTTTCGTACACTTCATAGCTTGGCGCTGACCATGTCCGACATTCGTGGCGATCAAGTTATGCAAGATGAGAACTACCGCGAGCTGTCTAAGTTAACGGGCGTCAGTCTTAATGGTTCTAAGGTATCTAACTTTGATGACGACCTACCCAGTGTTACTAAATCAAGCGACCCTGTGCTTGGCGTAATCAACTTAGCACGGTTACGCAAGGTACCTCTGCGGGATCAGTACAACCTCAGTCGGTTGGAGGAGTCATGGAATCTTGTTAATTATGTCGACAAGTCTCTGCGTGAGTACAAGGAGCGATTCGGGCTCTACGACTTTACCGACATGCTCGCCGTGTTTGCAGAGCAGGGAGATAGCGTTTGCCCAAACTTTCGGCTGACATTCTTAGACGAAGCGCAGGATTTGTCTCCACTACAGTGGGACATTGCCCACATGCTAGATAAGAAGTCCGACAAGATGTACTGCGCCGGCGATGATGACCAAGCGATCTACCGGTGGGCCGGTGCTGATGTCGATCAGTTTATTAATTTACCCGGCGGGTCCGAGACGCTATCGCAATCTTATCGCGTCCCACGCTCCGTTCACCGCATTGCCGAAGGCGTAGTCAAACGCATCCACCGACGATTTCCTAAGAAGTATGAACCTCGCACAGAAGAAGGCGTTGTCTCACGAATCTCAACCCTAGCCTCAGTAGATATGGCTGAAGGATCATGGCTGGTCCTCTCGCAAGCAGGGTACCTGTTACAGCCCGTTGTAAGCGATCTTAGGGCCAATGGTTACCTGTTCACGTATCGCGGCCACCGGTCCATATCGGAGCGAATAAGCGATGCGGTAAATGGTTGGGAACACTTGCGTAAAGGAGGCGAAGTCACCGGGGAAGTGGCGCGTAAAATATACGGGTTCATGTCTATCAAGACTCATGTCACTCGAGGCTTTAAGAAAGTGCCCGGGGTAGAAGATCACGAGTTTGTTAACCTGACGGAACTACAAAGTAAGCACGGTCTGCTGGTCGACAACAATCTTATTTGGCACGAAGCACTCGATAAACTACCCGAGAATGATCGGGCCTATATTATTGCAATGTTACGCCGGGGTGAAAAGTTTAACGGAAACCCCCGTATTACAGTGTCCACGATCCACGGGTCAAAAGGTGGTGAGGCGGACAACGTTGTATTGTTCACGGACCTATCCCCTGCGGCAGACAATGAGATGAGTGATAACCCCGATGACATGCACCGGGTGTTTTATGTGGGAGTGACCCGCACTAAGCACAGTTTGTTTATCGTAGAACCCGAAGACGTTAGTCGAAGTTATGATCTTTAATAGGAGAGATACATGTTAAAAGCCGATGGATATAACGATGCAATCATGGGACTTGTTCAACGATGCGGACAAGAGCCCGTCATTTTGTATGACACTGACAAAGTGTTACAACTTTTAGTTTACAACGACGGTATGACTTACGACGATGCCGTAGAGTTTTTTGAGTTTAATATACTTGGTTCATGGGTTGGGGATGAAACCCCGGCGTTCTTTTCAAAAGCAAGCTTAAATGATTTAAAAGATATAGAGGATTTAATATGAAAGACAGAGAAGTAATAATAGACGGAAAATCTATCGAAAGAACCCTAGAACATTGGGAAAAACACTTGGAAAAGAATGACGGCGGTTCAGAACCGGGCGTAAACAGAATGGTGTCACAGCCTAGCCATTATGCAGATGGAAGTATTGAGTGCATCGACGCTATGGTAGCGGCTTTCGGAAAAGAGAATGTTCGTATTTATGCGGAGATCGCTTCATTTAAGTACATTTGGCGTATGAACAAAAAGAACAAATACTCTGCGCAGGATAAGCTAAAGGCTATGTGGTACTTGCGCTACTCTATGAACGACGATCCAAGGAAGAAATAATGAGTTTACAGATGGCAATGTTTACACCTAAGACGGAATGGATACCCCCGACCGAGCTCCCGGACCTAACCGGTGCCGCCCGTATTGCAATCGATGTCGAAACCCGCGACCCTAACCTGAAGACAAACGGACCCGGATGGTCCACAGGTGATGGTGAAGTAGTGGGTTACGCTATCGCAGTAGAGAACTGGGCCGGATACATTCCTATCCGACACCAAGGGGGCGGTAACCTTGATGAGCGTATTGTTAACAAATGGCTAAAGAAAGTGTTCGAGTGTCCGGCTGAGAAAATCATGCACAACGCTCAATATGATCTGGGTTGGATTAAACGTATGGGGTTCACGGTCAACGGCCGCATCATTTGTACCATGTTGGTGGCCTCACTGCTCGATGAGAACAGATTTAGCTACACGTTAAACTCATTAGCCTATGATTACCTAAACAAAACCAAGTCAGAGAAAGCGTTAGTCGAGGCCGCCCGACAGTTTGGAATTGATCCGAAGGCTGAGATGTGGAAAATGCCGGCCATGTATGTGGGTCCCTACGCTCAGGTCGATGCTGAACTCGCTCTGGAGTTGTGGTCCTGCTTTTCTGTTCTTTTGGGCAAGGAAGACCTCTGGCCGATTGCTAATCTCGAGCTTGAATTGCTCCCATGCCTCGTGGATATGACTATGCGGGGTGTCAGAATCGATGCAAACCGGCTTGAGCGCACCCGGGATCAAATCCTCAAGCGGGAAAAGGGCGTCATCAAACAAATCAAAGACATGGCCGGGGCCAATGTCGAAATCTGGGCGGCTCAATCCCT